TGCCGATAGACCAGAGACTATGCGTGGTGTGTCACTGAAGTTCCTAGTGTTGGACGAGTACGCAGACATGAAGCCTGACGTATTTGAGCAGATCCTTAGACCTGCACTGGCTGACCAAAAGGGCTGCGCTATGTTCATAGGTACGCCTATGGGTCGCAACCACTTCTACGAGTTGTACAAGTACGCAGACTTAGGTGACGACGAGACTTACAAAGCATGGCACTTTACTTCTTATGACAACCCGTTGCTTGACCCGGAAGAAATCGACATTGCTAAGAAGTCTATGTCAAGCTATGCGTTTCGTCAGGAGTTTATGGCGTCATTTGAAGCTCGTGGGTCAGAAATGTTTAAAGAGGACTGGGTAAAGTTCGACGACGAAGGTATTGACGAAGGAGACTACTACATAGCTGTTGACTTAGCGGGTTTTGAAGAAGTCAACAAGAAGCGTACTAAAAATGCTAAACTGGACGAAACAGCAATTGCCGTGGTCAAGGTTAATCCTAATGGTTGGTACGTTGACAATATTATTTACGGGAGATGGAGCCTTGACGAGACAGCAGCCAAAATATTTCAGGCTGTTAGAGACTACAGGCCCGTTAGTGTTGGTATCGAAAGAGGCATAGCAAAGCAAGCAGTAATGTCTCCTCTAACGGACTTACAGAGGCGCTACGGGACGTTCTTCAGGGTTGAAGAGTTGACCCACGGTAACAAGAAGAAGACTGACAGGGTGATGTGGGCGTTACAGGGCAGGTTTGAGAATGGCTTTGTGACACTCAACAGAGGCGAGTGGAACTCTAGGTTCTTGGACCAGCTATTTCAGTTCCCGGACCCACTAACTCACGACGACTTGGTTGACGCTTTAGCTTACATAGATCAACTGGCAAACGTAGCGTACGACTATGACTACGAAATAGACAACCATGAAATTTTAGACGTAGTAGCAGGATACTAACATGAGTGAAATATTTGAGCAAGACCCTTTGTTGATAGAAGAATCTATTGAAGACTGGGTAATTACTAAGTGTGAAGACTGGCGTGACCACTACGAGTCAAACTACGAGGCACGTTTTGACGAGTACTATAGACTTTGGCGGGGCATCTGGGACCCTGCTGACTCCGACAGAGCTTCAGAAAGATCCAGAATCATCTCACCTGCGTTGCAGCAAGCAGTAGAGTCCAATGTAGCTGAGATGGAAGAAGCCACCTTTGGACGTGGCAAATGGTTTGACGTAAGTGACAACATGGGTGATTCCCAGAAGCAGGACGTGTTGTTCCTGCGTAATAAACTTACGGAAGACTTTGAGGACTGCAAGGTTCGTAAAGCAGTAGCAGAGTGTCTCATCAATGCAGCCGTGTTTGGCGTAGGTATTGGTGAGGTTGTTATTGAGGAAATGAAAGAGATGGCACCGGCCACACAGCCCATCATGGGTGGTGACTTACAGGCAGTCGGTGTCAACATCATGGAGCGAGTCAAGGTTAAACTCAAGCCCGTGATGCCTCAGAACTTCCTGATTGACCCAGTGGCTACCAGTGTTGAGGAAGCCATGGGTGTAGCCATTGACGAGTTCGTGAGCTTACATCAGGTGGAACTGCTGCAGGAACAAGGTGTGTACAAGGACGTTTACGTCGGTACTGCTGCTCCTGACTCTGACTTAGAACCTGACCAAGATATCACGATCTACAGTGACGACAAAGTGCGTCTTACGAAGTACTACGGCTTAGTGCCACGAGAACTGCTAGATAACGCTACAAAAGAAGACGATGACGAAGAAGTAGTAGAACTCACGGGTTCTGAATCTAAGTCTAAGTACGTAGAAGCAGTAGTTGTGATTGCCAATGGTGGAGTCCTGTTGAAAGCAGAGGCTAACCCTTACATGATGCAGGACAGACCTGTAGTTGCTTTCCCATGGGACGTAGTACCCGGAAGGTTCTGGGGTCGTGGCGTGTGTGAAAAAGGTTACAACTCACAGAAAGCTCTTGACACTGAGTTACGAGCTAGGATTGACGCCCTGAGCCTCACGATTCATCCCATGCTGGCTGTGGACGCCACTAGGTTACCACGAGGTGCTAAACCTGAAGTACGTCCGGGTAAAATGATTCTAACCAGTGGAGATCCTCGTGAAGTTCTACAACCGTTTAACTTTGGTCAGGTCAGTCAGATCACTTTTGCACAGGCAAGTGCTTTGCAGCAGATGGTACAACAAGCTACTGGTGCCGTGGACTCTGCTGGCATTGCGGGTTCAGTCAATGGAGAAGCAACGGCTGCTGGCATTAGTATGTCTCTTGGTGCTATCATTAAGCGCCATAAGCGTACACTGATTAACTTCCAGCAGTCCTTCCTGATACCTTTTGTCAAGAAGGCAGCCTACCGTTACATGCAGTTTGACCCTGAGAACTACCCTGTTGCTGACTACAAGTTCAACGCTACTAGCAGCCTAGGTATCATCGCAAGGGAATACGAAGTCACACAGCTTGTACAACTACTACAGACTATGCAAAAAGACTCACCGTTGTACAACACGCTGATCCAGTCCATCATAGACAACATGAACTTGTCTAACCGTGAAGAACTTATTGCAGCAATGCAACAAGCGATGCAGCCTAACCCAGAAGCACAGCAGATGGCACAGGCAGCACAACAGGCGCAGCTTGAGTTCCAGCAGTCCCAGACAGCAGCACTAGGCGCACAGGCTCAAGAGTCTTCCGCTAGGGCTTCTAAGCTGGCTGCTGAGGCACAGGCTGTACCTATGGAGCTAGAGATTGACCGTATCAACGCAGTCACTAGGAACCTCCGTGAAGGAGACGCAGAAGACAAAGAGTTTGAACGCCGTATGCGTGTTGCAGACACTCTTCTAAAAGAACGACAAATTAAAGGTAAAGAAAATGTTGACAGACAAAGAACTCCAAGTTCTCCTGAACCAAGTAGACAAGTTTCTCCAACCCCGTTGGGCGCAGTTAGAGGACTTGACACGCCAACTAGAGGAAATCAATAATGCCAAGGGAGAAGGACCCAAGACTGGAAAGAGCAGGAGTAAGCGGCTACAACAAGCCGAAGAGGACTCCTAATCATCCCACTAAGTCGCACGTAGTAGTTGCCAAAGAAGGTGACAAGGTTAAAACTATTAGGTTTGGACAACAGGGAGTCAGCGGTGCGGGTAAAGCCCCTAAGTCTGAGAAAGATAAAGCCAGACGCAAGTCATTTAAAGCTCGTCATGCAAAGAATATTGCAAAAGGTAAAATGTCAGCAGCGTACTGGTCAAACAAGGAGAAGTGGTAGTGGCAGGTCTATATGAGAATATACACGCTAAACGCAAGCGAATCGCTGCAGGTAGCAAGGAGAAGATGCGTAAACCGGGTTCCAAAGGTGCACCCACCGCAAAAGCTTTCAAACAAGCAGCCAAAACAGCCAAAAAGAGGAAAAAGTGATGCCTAAAGTCGGAGGAGTGAAGTACCCTTACACAAAAGAAGGGAAAGCAGCAGCTAAGAAAGCAGCTAAAAAGAAGAAGAAGCCTATGAAAAAGGGCTACTAAATAATACTTGACTTTTAACTAAAAACATGCTATACTATAACTGTAGTATAAACAAAGGGAAACTATGAAGCCTGAGCTTGAAACTTACTTCAACAACTACAACGAACTCTTCAATTCTGAAGGTTTCAAACAACTCATTCAAGAGCTTTCCAATAATGCAGTAACTTTAGCTGACATTCAGACAGTTAAGGACACTGAAGACTTCTTATTTAGAAAGGGTCAAGTTGCATCTTTAGCTTCTGTAATTAACTTACAGGCAACTATTGAAGCAGCTAGAGATCAAGCTGAAGAGGAAGAAGAAGTAGATGATTAAAGTATACGACTTTCGTTGTGACAACGGACACGTATATGAACAGTTCGTAGACTCTGGCACCGAAGTTAGTAGGTGCAAAGAATGTGGTGCCAGTGCTACAAAAATGCTGTCTGCCCCGGCTTTTATACTTGATGGACACACTGGGGACTTTCCCGGTAGACACATGAAGTGGGTAAAAGAACACGAACAAGCAGGTAGATCAAACTCATCTCCATAATGACTAAGTTCACGGAGTTTAATTATGTCTAAAGCGACGATGGTTGATGTGCAACCTGAAGAGGAAAATGCAGAAGAAACCATAGAAAACGAAGAACAAGAGATTCAACAAGAAGTTGAGCAACCTCAAGTAGAAGAACCTACAGTACCAGAGAAGTACCAAGGCAAGTCTTTGGAACAAGTAGTACAGATGCACCAAGAAGCTGAGAAGCTTTTAGGTCGTCAGTCCTCTGAAGTAGGAGAACTTCGTAAGGTAGTAGACGACTACATTTCTAGTCAGACACCACCAACAGCACCTCAACAACAAGTTGAGCCTGAAGACGATATAGATTACTTTACAGACCCTCAAGCAGCAGTCAATCGTGCTATTGAGAATCATCCTAAGATCAGAGAAGCTCAGGAGTACACTGCTCAGTACAAAAAACAATCATCTCTGGCAACGCTTAATAATAAGCATCCAGACATGCAGGAGATCCTTAAGGACCCTAAGTTTGCTGAGTGGATACAAGCTTCAAAGATCAGGACTAAGTTGTTTGTAGACGCTGACCAGCGATACGATGCGGAAGCTGCTGACGAACTGTTTTCACTCTGGAAGGAGCGTAAGACAGTAGCACAGCAGACAGTGCAAGTTGAAAAACAAGCACGTAAGCAGCAGATCAAGGCAGCCAACACAGGCAATGCACGAGGCAGTGCTGAAGGTAGTCGTAAGAAAGTGTATCGTAGGGCCGACATTATTAAACTAATGAGAACAGACCCTGAGCGTTACCAAGCTTTATCAGAGGAAATCTTAAGAGCTTATAGCGAGGGTCGAGTCAAATAATCTAAAGGAGATTAAGACTAATGGCTACTGCTACATATCCCGGAGCAGCGGGTAATACTGCAAAAACGGAAGCGGCAACGTTTATTCCAGAAATCTGGAGTGACGAGATTATCGCTGCTTACCAAAAGAACCTAAAGATGGCACCTCTTGTCAAGAAACTCGCTATGAATGGCAAGAAGGGCGACAAGCTTCACATCCCTAAGCCCGTACGTGGTGACGCAAATGCTAAGGCTGCTGATACTGCAGTTACTATCATTGCCAACACTGAAGGCGAACTGACTGTTGACATCGACCGTCACTTTGAGTACTCACGACTCATCGAGGACATCGTTGAAGTACAAGCTTTAAACAGCTTACGACAGTTCTACACCGAAGACGCTGGCTACGCTCTGGCTACTAAGATCGACACCGACCTCCACTCTTGTGGTACTGG